CCTTGATGAATAGCCTCTACAAGCGGATAATCGGAAACTGTCTGCACAAACATCCCGCCGTTATTGTGTTTCGGTGTCGCCGTGCAGTCTATCTGTAAAGAAATGTGTCTGCCTTTTTGGAGTAACTTGTTATGGATGTCTTGAATAGACTTAAACCACGCCATTTTAGGATCATGGATATGATGAGCTTCGTCGTTAAAAACAACTATCTCGTCAATATCTCTTACCACATTACTCAGCTCAACCAATGACTCGTTTGTTTTTGAGACCGGCTTTTGCCCTAAGAAATAATCCGTCAAGTCCTCATCGCTGAAAGACGCTTCTTTAACATCGCCCTCATAAACCCGGTGAATATTGGTAAGGAAAATATTCCCGGTAGGGGAAATCGCCGTCAAATCATCCTGCAAATGTAATGTTATCTGAAAATCATCCTGCCAGCTTCTTCCTTCATATCCATTATCCGGAAGAATAGGGTCCTGATAGAATATCTTCAAGCCGTCGAAATCGGTCTTAATGCGTTCGAGGACGATAATATTCGGAGTAATCAGAAGAAAATTGCGGGAAAGTTCTGACTCCGGCTCATATAGTTTATGGAAATATGACCAAGCAAGAAGCAGACTCATAACTTTTGTTTTACCGCTCCCCGTTGCCATCTTAATAACTAAACGAAGCCAGTCCTCATCAAACATATTCGGGCTCACGCGGCCAAGGGAATCGAAAGGCAAAAGATCATATTTATTTCGGACACCGGCAACATCATAAAGCCAGATAATCGTCTCAACTGCCTCCCTCTGGGCAAAATAGTATTGAAATAAAAAAGAATTGCCGTCGGCTCCATAGGCTAAATGCTCCTGTTTAAACCACCAGTTTAAAAGAGCCTTTGACGTCGCAGTTGCTCCTTCATAGCTTTTATCCCGCCATCCTTTAATTCGTTTTCGTAACTCCGGCACAAACGGCGGGAGTAGTTTTTCATAACCCTGCTCACGCAAAGCCTCATCAGCCGGAAACCATCTAATATCCGGTTCTAAAATCGCAAACTTATCTTTGGGAAAATTCTTATGTAGTGCCATTATGAAATATTAACCTCAATCACCCTTGTCGTATCGTTTCCGAAAATATCAACCACCTTAACGGCAATCTTGCGCCGTCCTGGTGATACCTCTTTTTCGGCAGATACAAGCTCGAGTTTTCTGTCTTTTTTTGTCCTGAAAGACTGCCACTCATTCTCAAAAATATATCCTCCAGTCCATTCTTCCTTTTCTTCCTTCGTATCAGGATCGATTGACCGGACAATCTCTTTTCTGCTTTCCATATTAAAATCAACCGACCAATAATCTACCCAGTCGGTCCATTTCTTCGTCAAAACTTCTTTTGTTACAAGTGCTGTTTTTTTATCTTTGGACACTTTAATGACCTGCCCATTTTCAACAACAATCTTACTTGAGCCCTCCCTAAGCGAGCCTTCTGTTTCTTCAACGCTGTCCTGATTATAAAAAACACTGAAATCACGCAGTTCAACCGCTATCGTTTTATTTTTCCCGCGCCCTTTTATGACAGGCTTTATCTCGATATAGGCAACATCGTAAAATTTAACATGACCTTTTTCAACCGCGCGGCGATCAAACACTTCTCTGGGGATAACCTTAAACTGCACATCAACGCCCTGACGGCTAAGCTCAGCGAAATCAAGACCCATCTCATAATCAAAACCAAGAACATCGAATTTCGTGATGCCTTTCTCCCGGGCTTCCTTGATTGCCTCATCGACAAAAGCCGACGATACCGGCGTGTCAATAGGGCCGACGGCAACAAGACGATCGCGCTTTTTGCCGACAAAGGTATTATAAGAATCAACAGCTTGAGCGTTGTAGGCGGAAAGGATAAGTTCCACAAACTGTTTTTCTTTATTCTCTAAAATCTGCTGTTTTTCCTGCTCCCTGATATCGGCATCTACGCTGATATATTGTTCTCGCTCATATTTACCAAGGTTAAGAATCTCAAACGCTCTGAAATTCTTTCCTACCTTTTTCATCTCACGTTGAACCTGAATAAGCCGTTTACGAGAAGTATGAATAGCAAATCTACCAAGGTCAGTACCAATCCATTTTCGTCCTAACTTTTCAGCAACAGCTAATGTAGTGCCTGAGCCACAGAAAAAGTCAGCGACAAGATCACCCTCATTAGATGAAGCCTGAATTATTCTTGCTAAAAGCTTTTCTGGTTTTTGTGTTGCATACCCAATGCTTTCTACACCCTGCAATGACGCTATGTCTGCCCAAACATCACGGCATCTTACCCCTTCACTCATATAAAGCTTTTTACCTGGCACTTTACCTTTTTGAACATCTAAAATACCTTGTTTTATCCATTCCAATGCCGTTTCTTTTGGCATTCTGTAACCATTTTTCGGCATCACCTCTCCATAACCCAAATCATATATATAGCCTCCGCCGCCAGGGTTATCAATTGGAGCTAAACGGTATCTACCCTTCTTATCCTCCTGACGATATAATTTATTACTGGCTTCGCTATATTCTTGAAACACATCATTCCAGATATTAAACCCGGAATCTTTCCCGAAAAAGAAAATAGTATCATGGGATTTGATAAATTTTATATTCTTTGCTGAAGTATCGCCTACCGCCCCTTGCCAAATAATTTCATTTTTAAATCCGCTCTTTCCAAAAACCTCTTCTAATACAATTCTCATGCAACCACTTAATCGCCAATCACAATGCAAGTAAATACTGCCATCATCAGCTAAAAGCCCATGCATGAGTTTCAACCGTTCATAAATCATGGCAATAAAACTATCCGCGCCTTTGCCCCATGTATCCCGATAAGCCACTTCTTCAATAACTGATGGCTTTTTGGTAAAAGACTCATCTCCAATCTCAACATTCATGGAGAAATCAGCCCCCACATCAAACGGCGGATCAATGTAGATGAGTTTAAGGCCACCTTGTTTTTCAATTTCGCGGCGCATGGGGCCGTTCTTAAGAGAAGAGAGGATCAATTTGTTGTCTCCCCAGATGAGTTTATTAGTCCATCCCTTAATCTGTCTACCTGAGATATCAAAAAGATCGAACTGTTTTTCTTTCCCGGATATTCTGTCACTTCTCGGTTCATCGATATGCTCTATTGTCTGAAAGGGTAGGACAAGATTGCAGACTTCCTGTGTCTTGCCATTCCATACAAGCTCAACTTCCCGGTCTTCTTCATACAAAAGAAATCTGTATTTATCAGGCAAGGGCTTGCCTTCCTGAATATACTTTATCGCGTCCCGTCTTTCATTATCTGTAAGTTTCATATGCTTTCCTCACTACTTCATATTCTTCCGGCTTTCGACAAAGGCCTTTAAATCCTGAGGCTTAATCATCCACTGACCAATCTTGGTAGCCCGGATTTGCTTTTCCCGGATTAATTGCCGAATTCTGTATTCGGTCAATCCCAGTTGTTTGGCAACCTGGCGTACAGTTAAATATCCTTTGAGTAGCATTAAATCCCCTCCGGAATTAGATTTGATGAAATTGAAGCATTTAACATTATTGCACATTATATCACATGAGCATTGCCATTGAAAGAAAAAAACCTCCGCCAGTCAACAATAACCAGCGAAGGTTCTTTTAGAATACTAATACTATTTACTGTGCCTTAAAGTAAATATTCACCAGTTCGGCTACGAATTTCTGCTTGCCACCGATATGCCAATCGGTATTGCGTTCCGGATCCAGCTTCGACTTGTAGTCGTAAATCGTGAAGACAAGGCCGTTGATCCTGCCGATCCATTCCGCCTTGATCTTCCCATCCGGAGAATTTCCAGCTTGGGGCCCACCGAATATCCGGACAATATCCTCATACCGCGTGCCTTCCGGAAGATAGCCCTGACAGCCGGTGCCGTCATGCGACACACCGCCCATCTCAACTTTTAAATCAAGTTCAGCTTTGACTTTCATTCTGCACCTTCTTTTTTCCCCAGCCGGACTTCCATCTGGCAACGGCCCCGGCCACGATCGCATCAACGCCCTTCTGATCGCCGATATTCTTTAACACGTCGATCAGCTCCTGTTTATTAAGCACGCGAAAATTCTTAACCCCACGCTCCTTGGCTGTCATCATTAACTCGTTGCGCGAGGCTCCGGCATGCAAGACAATTCCTTCTTTGGGCGATGGGGAATTATCAACCGACTTCTTCTTGCTTTCTGCGACTTTTTGTTTCTTGCCTTTTTGCTTTTGCTTGGTAGCCATTCTGATCCTCCTTTTTCTCCAGCGTCACGCCATAGGCGATATTGACAGCCCTGCACAGTAATTCGCAGATGCTCGTTTTGGCCTTCTGCTTCTCCTGAAACAATAAGGCCATCTCTTTATCACCCAAGCGCGAAGCTGGCCATTGGTATTTACTCGTCACAACACTGATTCCTGTAACTTGCCGGACACGACATCCAGCATCTGGAAGTGCGTGACGCCGTTCTCTTTCCATTGCTGTTCAATCGTAACCGACCATTTGCCCAACGGCATGACCCGCTGGATCTCCCGCAGGCGTAACTTTGCGGCTGGCAGGTGGTCGCGCATCCGGCCGGTTACCGGAATGTTCTCGACATATGTCTCCTCGCCGTCGTTACGGACGCTGATATACCGGCTCTTTTTTGCCGTCATGTTTTCACGAACCATAAGAATCCCCTCCTTTCGAGGGGTCAGTAGACCGTAAAAGAGAAAAGAATGCAACTTATTCTTTTGTCTTTACTGCTCCCCAGACCACGCCTTATTCTGCGGTATCTTTAAAGGTCCGCCTTGATTTGCCCGACTATTTTCTTGGTCTCAACGCTTTGTTTGTCTTTCAAGGCATTATGTAATTCGGCATTCTCGACCGCTCTGGATTCTTTGATAGCGGCCACCGTCTCTCTCATTGCCCTTTTCCACTTGAAAAGAAGTTTAACCAGCCAAGCCAGAGTTGCTCCCGGACACAAGATCAAACCTATCACCAAGGCAATTATGGCCAGCACGCTCAATCCGGAAAACCAGTTGCCTATTTTTTCTCCCAGCGTTAATTTGCCAGGGGTGGTCTCCAGCCCCACCTGCAGTGTTTTCTTTGTCTCCTCGACCACATAAGTTTTATCGTCGGCTATTATCGCCCTGGGCTTGGTGGTTACTTCTTCCCGCCAGTTATAAACCGTCTCGGGCTTCTTAGGAGTCGTGATTTTAGGGAAGGGTATCCCCGCGCATCCGGACAGCAATAAACTCACCGCCGAAATCATGATTATTTTTCTCAGCATATCTCACCTCTCTTTCTTATTTCCTCATCACTCCGTAAACTATCAATCCGACGCATAATGAAGTCAAAAGGGTTATCATCATCGTTACCCATAAGGGTAACCGGCTGATTATTTTCTTCTCGAGGCAAACGAATTTCTGCCATATATCGTCGAATTTATTGTAGATAGAATTCAGATGGTTATCTTTGATATCATCCAGGGTTTCTTTGATGTTCGTAATCTCCGTTTCGATAACTGCCAATCGTTCTGGTACGGTTTTCTCTGTCATGTTTCGATTTACCTCAAGCAATGCCCTGTTAAAATGATACCGGCATTTTTTGCAAGGCTTTTGCGGCGCCTCCCAAATATACCCTGATCTTACTTGCCAAATCATCGCCCGCCGAAACAAGCGGGAGTCCATATTTTACGTCCCCTCTCGGCATCCCTGTCCGCAGATACCGCAAAACATCTACGGGATTGACATCGGTCAAACCGCCCATATTCCCCGGGCCGAGAGAAGCCATCCTTGTGTTTATGGGATAACCTTGCACATTGACAATTCCATGATAATCAGGCTCGACCTTGGAAGTCGACATCCGGATATGGTCTACATAAAGCACCCGGTTCGACGGCGGGGGAGTCCTCTGGGGACCATATGCGTGAACTCCGATAGTGTTTACCGTGTAGCCGCTTGCCACCGTGCCGTCATGAGTGATCGAACCGAGGTATACGCCGTCTACCCAAACCCACATCTTACGAGAACTATTGATGACCACCCGTAATGTATGCCAGCCATTCTCATCTATATCGATCCATTGCTGTAAGTCGACACCCAAAATCGGTGCCGTCATCCAAATATATGGATGAGCCGTCCATTGAGTATCGAAATACAGGTTGGCATTGTATTCATGGGGAGTGCTATCCCGTAAATAGAATTGAAGAACGATATGATTGCCGTCCGTACCATCTATCCTAAAGACTACCTCCGCGGTACATTCGGTCCAAGCCGAAAGGCTGGTATTGACGGCATAGGCGTTATTACTGGATCCCGGCTGAGGGCAATCATATTTGTATACCGACCTGCCGTCGAAAGTAGTCGTTATCAATGTCGCAGATCCATTGACATGCGCGCTCCAATTAAGGTCGAAAGCATCGCAATCCTGATCTGTCTGGTTCCAAGAAGGGTTTGGCATATTCTCTTGCCTCTACAAATCCGTCCTAATCCATATCTGTCCGTTGACCGGACTGCCCGGGTCGGACGTCCTGTTTTCTACCACGGCCGAAACCAATTGTTTTTGGTTGCAATTGGCATTTCCCCCGAGCTTCAAATTATTGAGGGTCTTTTCACCCGTCAAAATTTGGTTAGTCGCTAAATCCACCGAATCATAAAATCCCTTTGTCCCGCTGCTATTGGTGCCATACGCCTTGTTATTGCCGGGACTTGCCGCGCCACCGACCAATTTCTCCGTCCCGACTCCTCCATTGGCAAGCTGTAATAAGTCCCCAGCAGAAACCTGGAATACTCCTGTATCGATCAACCCATCGAGATATTGAGGTGTGGTATCGCTTGCGTCCGCTTTCAATTTGCTGGGGGAATTTGCATCCGGCAGGACCCCTGCACCCGAAGGCACATTGGCCAGCCCGGTCAACGCCGATCCATGAACCTTGCTGGCAGTCGTAATCTGCGCCAGCTTCGTATCCACTATCCCGGCCCCCGCCGCAATCTTGGCGTTGGTTATCTGCAGGTTGGCATCGGTCAATAATTCCAACGCATCCCAGTTCGCCCGGCATGCGGGCGGGAAGTTGATCAGGAGCATATCGTTTTCAGGTTTTGTCTTGTCCCAAGCCATCTTGAGTCTCCTTCTTGCTTGTGCCCGTTAGGGTATATTTTTTTGCTACTTCGTTCATGTCGTATAATTCCACGCCATGCTCCTTGAGTATGGCTATCCAGCACACGTCATGCACCACTAAGCTCTGGGCGTAATTGTATGCCTGCTCTATGCACGTAAAGACCATAGGCCTCTTTTTAGGTTCACTCAGGACAATGCTTCCCTTCACCACGACATAAGCCATATCCCGGGATATCGGCTTCCCGCATTTGGCGCAAATTAAATCATCCATCGATCCCCTCCGCCTGTTTTGCGTGCGCGTTGAATTTCTGCAGTATCCCATTCAGGCTTGATTTATCGAAGCCCGCATTCTTTATCCCGACGCTTCTATATCTGCCGATCACTCCGCTGTCGTTGATCTTATAAATCAATACGCCGTTTACGAACCCTCCGTCTTCGAATTCAATAACTACTTTGTGAGGCACTAAAGTTTTTGCCATCTTATCTCTCCTTAAATTCCATGCCCATGCCAATCGAAATCGCCGGTCTGAGCGACGCCCGAGGCATCGTACAATTTCACTGTAAATCCCGTAGTGCTCTTGCTTGTGAATTGTGCGTAAATCCCGCTGCCTGACGTGATCTCGATATGCACGTTCGGTTCTTCATGGTAATTCTTCGTGAAAACAACTGCCTTGCCCCCTCCTGCGTCGGTTACCGAATCACTCCCATACTCATCCACATCAGGCAAATCCCCATAATGATCGAACGTCGTACATTCAAGATCATCTCCTACATTCTCTCTCGTCAATGTCATCCTTATTTGATAATACCGGCAGTTATAATCCCCGGCCTGATACTCCATCCAACCGGACCAGGTGATATTATCGTCGGATATTTTTATCTCGAACGTGGCCGCCCCGGGACTTTCCTCACCGCTAAACCTTAACGTATCGCTACTATTGAATCTCGTTACCGAATCGTCATCAAATGCCCTACCCGTGGCAATGGTTATGACAGCTTCAATGCCGATATAGACCGTTGACACATATCCCAAATCCCTCATCGGCGTTTCGTACGTCCCCGACAAGTATCCGCTTTCTATTTCCAAACTACTTCCATCGATGACAGTCTGCACCTTGGTGCCTATCCATGAAGGCTGTTCCGAAAACTCCGCAATGATATTTCTGAAAGGAATGTTCGCAATCGTAATAACAGCTTCCGTAGCGTTTTCTGAATAATTACCGGAAGTATCTATCGCCTTGATCCAATAACTCTGTCCGGACCCAGTCCTGAAATTCGTCGTCAAATAATGCGACCCTTGTTGAAAAGTCACGAACTGGCCGCTCGCCCAGCTGTTTCCCCAGCGGATCTCATATCCCCAGGCATCCACATCGGAAATCTTCGTCCACCCGAAATACAACCTGTCCCTGTTCTGATTGACCAGAAAACTCGTCACATCGCTTGGCGGGGCGGATTTCCCAACAACCGTAATTTCTTCTTCGGGAGCACTGTCCAAAGACGACTCCTCTCCGATATCCGTAACGGAAACGACTCGTACCTTATACGCATGATTGTCCACGATATCCCCGACAATCTGAAAGTGCGCCCCTGTGGTTTCTCCAGCCATCCTCCAGCTGTTGCCGTCATCGTCGCTTATATATATCTTTGCCCTGGCGTAGGATTTCACGTAATGGTCGATAACGTCCGGCTTGTCGAACCAAACATCGATGGCAACCTCGATGACGCCATCGCTTTTTTTGACCAGGGCTTCGGTCAGGCTCAAGTTCTGGATAAGCGGGATGTCTCCGGATAAAGAGGAATAATTATTCTGCGGCAATATGATGTCCGAATCGTCATAGACGTTTTCGTCATACTCCAAAGCCGATATCTGGACTTCGTCTTTTCCTTCTCTCTGCACGGACACAACCCTGAAATCTTTTTTGACCTTATTCGTTTCGCCAATCGCATATACATCGAATGCCTGCGGCTCGGCCGAAAACGCCGCACACTCCACCTCCGTATAACTGCCCGTGGGAGAAGTGATTGACTGTTCTTCAATCGTATCGTCGGAAAACCTGACCTGAATCTTATAAGACTTGCCGTCTTCTATCACAAAAGTCCGGTCCAGCTTAACCAGTGTCGTCGTAGATCCTGCCTGAACCCGGCCCGAAAAACCCCACTGCGGCACGTCGTGTGAAACCGAAATAATATCTCCTGCCTGGCAGGCAACCGCATCTATTCCGGCCTTGAACGAAATAGATCTATTGATATACTTGGCAACCTTCAAGGCATACCTGCCAGCGCGGATGGCATAGCTTGCCCTTGTCGTAAACAGCCTCACCTGGCTCTTGCGCATGGGGTCCCCAGCGGCCAAGGCATCCTCATCGATATATGCTATCGTTTCCTGGCGATAGTCTTTATCCTTATCCATAAACTGGATTTCTATGACATTGGGAATTTCCTTCAAAGTCTTCCAGCTCTGGACAAAGGTGTCTTTGATCATATTGCCCATGCTGAATAGTTGCGTAGGGTTGGTTTGCTTGTCTATCTTGAACGATATACCGCCCGCGCTGTATACCGGCATGGCATTGAACGTAGCACACAACTGGATGAGGACGTCCAGAGCCTTGGTATTGGAATCGATCACCACATCCATCCTGAACCGTTTTTCATAGCCCCCTTGTCCGTCGGGAACCCGCTCCTCGCAATACTTAGCCATCTCCGAAAGGGAAGCGTCATCCAGATTGGAGTTTGATATAAACTCTCCCAGCCCATAGCGGCTGTTCGTAATGAAATCTTTCAAGCACCATACCGGATTGGCCGAGTATTTATCGACATAGGTCGAGCCGTCCCAAGTAAGCAGCGTATCGTCTGCCAGCAATCTATAATCGGTGCCGTCCCAATAATAATCTTCCCAATCCACGGGAACTCCGGCATTCAAAACATCCGGGACGCTCACCTTCCTGCCTTTAACGACCGTAGTGATATTCGGCATGGAACCCGAGAGCTGGTCTGTGGCCAGGAGCTGTAATCCCAAAAGCGCCGTGTTGGGATACCTCAAATCGTCCGTCTTGATTTCATCCAGCTGGAAGAACGTCAAGTCGCCCTGCTTCAAAGGATCCAGTGCACTGTCGTCACTTGTCCTCGTTATGCGGATATCGTACTGCCCCGGCGTCAGCCCTGCTTTGCGGAAGACCCTGCGCAGAGCCGTGCGTGATTTTGCCGAGATCGTGGTCTCTCCCAAATCCGTATAAGTCGGCTCCGTATGCAACTTATACTCGACCCGATACGTTACGCTCCAGCTCAATATCCCGCCAGATCCCGAATCCTGCTGATACAAACCGTTATTCATTCTCAAATGGATCTCGAAGGCTTCCGCGTCGGAATCAACCGTCGTATAAATGTATGGGTTGTCTTTCGTAAGGTTTGCGCCGACCGTATAAAGATTATGCAAGTCCTCGAAGTTGGCAATTATCCCCTGGTCGTTTGTGCCATATCTTTTATTTGTGGTAACGCCCGTGAAATTGGCGATCGGATTGTTGTTGATCTTGATGTCGTCTATTGCCTCGATCTCGCCCTCGCATAAAGCCAAAAGCACGTTCAGATAACTTTTGTCCCCGTTCTCCCATAAGAACTGGTTGACGATATTCCCTCCGACCTTATGCTCCCCATAAACGACCGCAACCGGCACTCCGACTTCCTGTATCGTCTGGACGCCGTCCCATCCGTATGTGGGCGATCCCTCATCCAAACCGACAGATCCCACATTGAAATCAGCCATCTTCGGCTGGTTCATGTATTGAAAAATCGAGTAGCCTAAAGTCAAGACGAAGAAGGCAAATATGAACGGATGAGCAACCGCATACGCCCATACGGCAGATATGATCGCAGAGATAATTGCCACGACCGGGGCCTTGACCTCGGGGATAACGGTTATCTCATCTCCCTGGTCGATCCGCATATCAAGGTCTTCGATCCTTTTGCCGGTGACGATAACCCTTTTGTCCTTATAATCGAATCCGGACTCATCAAGGAATTCACGGACGGTTTTGCTTCGCGAATAATCGAGCTTCTTGATTTCTGCCTGATCCAGCTTAAAAGGATTTTCGATATTGCGTATAATTACCATGCCTTGTTCCTCAACCTATAAAAGCCTTCGATCCTTTTCTGCCAGGACTTATCATCCATCCTGGATATGATCACCCCTGCCCGGCAACAATGGATAAACTTCCTGTTCTTGAAAACGACGCCCGCATGATTCGCCACTCCCCGGGAGTTCAAAAACAACACGCCGTCCAGGGGCAAGGGATCATCAACTCTCATCCAGTCATTGACGTAATTCTCCTTGAAATAATCCTTGTTACGAAGTCCCCATGCCCGGCCATATTCCAGGTCCTCGATGTCGAATAATTTAAACCCCAAGTCCGCATACACAAGCTTCAGGAATCCCCAGCAGTCAAGGCCGTCCATTGCCCTGCCCCTGTGCCTGTAAGGGATGCCGAGATACTTATCGATGATAAGCTTCTCTACATGATGTATATCCGTCCTGTCGGCACCGAAGGGAAAGCCCCGAACCTCGGGTAATTCCCTATCTGCTTGCATCTTTGCTGTGTCTTGTTGCACTCGGTCTCTCCTCCCGTATATCCGCATTCATTCGACTTGAATTTCCACGCGCAATAATTCCTGGTATACCTGCGCGCCGGAAGATCCAGCCCCAAGACATCGAACTTGCCGGTTAACGTAAACTCGACATTGTTCTGGTCTGCCACATAATTGTCGATATAGAAAATATCGTCTATGTATGCGTCCGGATCCGACAACTGATTAGCCCAGACCATCTTGATAATGACCTTCTTGCCTCTGAAATCGTACTGCTCGAGATACGATTGTATTAGCCTTGATACATTGGCCAGCCTTACCTTGACCTGGTCGATCTGCCCCTGGTTGTTCTCTCCTACGAACTCATGGGCTATAGGGAATTTCTGGTAAGTAACCGAATCAAAAACAATATCCGTGTCATATCCCGCCAAGTGAAGGTCGCTGGATCCGTCGTAATCTTCGACGGTGTATAAAAATATCGGCTGGTTTTCCTGTTTGGCTTTTTCTGTTTTGAATGTCGAATCGACAGCTCTTGGCATTATTTCACCTCTATGAAGTCAAAATCGAAGTCATACAACCGGTATGCCTTTAAAGCGAACTTAAAGCTATCCTCGACGAACCTGACCGTATATTCCACGGAATCGTTTGGATTCGTCCAGGTGAATGCCGTAAGCGCCCCGTATTTGCCCATGAAGAAATCCCTGACGCTTTCCATCTCGGTTTTTGTCCTGTGCTGGAATCTCAACGTCCATTTCCTTAGAGGGTTCTGCCACTTGCGCCTGCGCTGTTCGACTCCGTTCTCGAACTCGGAAACAAGCGTCTTATACTGAACCGTCTCATCGACCACGAAGTCCGGATTATAATCGAAGTCGCTCATGTGTAACTCCTGATAACCGACCTAATCTTTCCGTTGTTGTAAATGTCATCGGCAATGGCATTCGACAACGCCTTTCTGTTTCGCCATACGTCCTGCGCGTCCCAGGCCTGGATTACCTGATTGATGTTGATTGTCACGCCGCCTGCCGCGCCTTCCTCGCCTCTATTGAGGCTCCGTAGATTATCCGGCCCGCCCAAGGCCCTAACGCCCTGCCTTGACAAGATTCCCTCACCGGTCTGGGCAATGATCGGTACTTCATCCGGGGCAAGCCCTGCATGCGCCCTTATAAGCCCGCCTTGATGCCTTCTAATCATTCCACCCTGATGAAATAAAGCTCCGACATCCACTCCAAAAATCTTTCCCCCGGGTCCGGCCATGGCCGTAAAAAGTTTGATCAAAAGTAGTTTTGCCAGGATGTTCGATATCATCTGCAAAACCGCTCTTCCGAAATTGGCAAATATTTCCTGCATATTCCTCAACTCACCCGTGAACGCCTTGAAGAAAAACTCGGAAAAGGCATTCTGCATATTGCGCGCCGACTGTTTGGCGAACTCTTCCATGGCATTGAACTTTTCTGCCGCGTCCTTTGCGCTGTCGCCAACTTGCTTGGCCACGTTCTTCAATATCTCCGCAGTGTTATCTCCGGTCTCTTTTACCTTGGCAAACACAAGATCGTACTGCTCCATGGCGGTTTTCGCGCTTTCTATCGACGCCATCTCGAACGCCTGCTTGTTCGCTTCCATATCAGAGGATAATTTCTTTACGCTTTCTCCTGCCTGTCTGTATGCCTCTCCGACTTTCCCGGGCAGTTTGCCCAGCAGTTCATATAATTTTATTAAGGGCACCAGCATTTTCTGGAATACCGTAGTCGCTACCTCCAACAACTGAAAGAACCCTGCTACAAGCTGGTTCATAAAACCCTGTATGAATCCCAATACCTGCCACAGTGCCTGGCCGGTCTTTTCAGCAAATTCATTCCACTGCGACTTTAACCTCTGCACCTTTTCGTAGTTCGACATGACCTCCAGGTTGACTGCCTCGAGATGAGATTTCGATTTATCGAGGATATGATTGGCCAGGGCCTGCGCCATGTGGTATTTTTTGACTTCTTCGGATGTCTTTCCGGTAGCTTTGGCATAATCGTCTGCGGCGTCCTTCAATGAAAGCTGCAACCCATAAGTTCTTCTTAAGGTCGTAACAAGCCCGCCTGTAACGGCGCTGGTTATATTCTGGAAAGCCTCCTCTGTCGTGCTTCCAAATATTTTTGCCTCGACCCGGGCCTGTTTCATTAATGCGGCCACGGTATCCATATTTAATCCCTGAGCCATCAGGGCCGACGCTTTGTCAGCAATGTTCGAGAAATTGACCGTGGCATGCGAGGCTTCCATCAACGCCTGTTTCATCTGCTGGCCGTTAATGCCGACACTTTCCGCCATACGATTAAAACTCTCCTCGATCTGCTCAGCCTTGGCTCCCATCTGCATCAGATCCCATGCCTTGCGCAAAGCCATTATGGCCGCCGTAACCGCGGCGGTAATCGCAAGCCAATTCTTCTTCCAGGAATTTGCGAACCTCTGCAGGCTGCCGCGCACTCCTTCGAGGCGCTTGGAAGCCTCATCACGAAGTCTCAATATTATGGACAGCTCTTTATTCGTCATCTCCTAAACCGCTCCTTGCGCCTTTCTTTTTCTTCCTTGATTGCCTGCAATTCCTTCTCGATAAGATCGAACGCATCCAGCATCTTCGCCGACTGCTCGATCCACGCCCCCCTGTTCGGCAAATATCCGCGGCTGTAAAAATTGAATGCCCTGATAAAATTCGCGCTCTGCCGCGTGACGATTTTAAAAGGGCATCCTTTATACTGCTCGCCGTTCAATTCCCAAATCTCTTGTCCGGGCACTTCAAATTCGCATCGTATCTTCGCGCCTTTTAAACAGCTCCGGCAGTTCACCGTAAGATCGCCCAAATGAACCGCCGCGATTAGTTTTTTCGCTCGCCCTCCGACAGCTTGGATTCATCCAATATCGCCTCGGCAAGTTCGGCCCTCAGCTCGCTCGGAAACATCGCAATGATCCTGTCCGGCACGCACTCCCTCATCTTCCCGGCATAACGGATGGTCTCGCACTTGTAATCGATCGGCTTTTTGGTCTGCGGATCCAGGAAGTTCTCCAGCCCTTTAAGCCCGAACTTTATGGCCGTGATCTGCCGCTTGTTCCAACTGAGGTTTATCTTTGCCTTGTCGTTCGGGTTGGATGAGCTCATCTCGTAGCTCGAGCTTTCGTCGTCGATTTCAGCCCTTAAGGCCGGGTCTAAAAACCCGATATGAAAAACCGTTGGATTATCTTTGTCCGGATCGAGCTTCGATACGTATTTTTTGGTGGCGGTTACATCTATTCCCGTCAACATAAGAACACCTCCTCTTTTTATAAAAGTAAAATTGCCAGTTCATCATCTCCCGGCTCCATCGATCCCGTAACATCGAACGCCGTCTGAGCCAGTTGTATGCCGTCACGGTCCGCATCATCTATCTTGTTATAGATGATTTTCGGCGCGTAAATCCTGAACTTGTTGCCGTCTACCGTTCCGTATGCCAGATCAAGGACCATGGGCGTATTGCTAAACCACTTGTCGTAAAAATCATGTGTCGCCACCAGCACCATCTCAGGGTTAAACGACCCTTGCGTGTCACGCTCGGTAATCATGAAGGATAAGATGCCTTTTGCATCGTCGATCTTGTCCTTTGGAGCAAGCGTGTTGGCAATATCGACATTCAGTTCCCCGAGATTCAGGGAAACGCCGTCGCACGACATCACCGCATTCAAGAGCACCGGCGGGACCACATCGTCGTAAGAAATCCCCGTAAGTAGCGGCAGGTCCGAAACACCTGCTTTAACTCCCCTGAAGCCGAAATCCACTGTCGCAGGCTCGCCTATCATGAAATTGAACTTGGCCGTCCCTCTGCACCCTTTGAGAAGTTTCCTTATGCCGTCTTCGTATAACCCCATGGTCAATGAAGGAACCGAACTCGAGATAGGCTTTATCTCGTGCCCGGCATCCGAAGGCACCGAGCCTGTCGTCGCAGTCGCTCCGGAAGTTTCTCCTGTAAGCACTTCACCGTTCTCGAACGTGCCGGTTATCTCGACAAAGTAAAGCGTAGTCGTACCATCCGCGGTCTCAATCACGACCCTGCCTGTTGCAAGCGATGTTCCGCCTGTGATTGTCTCCCCATGCTGAAACGGCCCTGAAGTAATAGCGCCTATGGTAATCTTTTTAAGATCGTTGATAGCAAAACCGCAGGATTTGATCAGCTTTGCCCATTCAGGTTCCTGCGTCAGTGAACCCGAACCTTTCAGCTCGATGCTGAAATCAAGCCCTGCCGAACGCTTGCCGGTCAGCTTGCCCATCTTGGTAAGAGAGGAGCGCACCGGATTCCTTTGATACATCTGCGGGTCGTAATTCGCCTTGGGCGTGAAATTAACCAACAGCCCCGCATCTATGGCCGCCAAGGCCTCGGCTGTTCCCTCGACAGCTTCTATCTTTGCCGCTAACTGCCTTTTACGTATTAACATTGACATGGTAATTCCCTCCTTTAATTCTTTGCGGTTGGGTCTGACCTTAAATGGCGGTACCTTATGCCCAGCTCCATTATTATTCCCGCATAAGGCTGGCCTTCCGTGGTCTCGAACGGCGTCGTCCCCAAAACATCCGTATCTATTGCCTCTCCGCCGCGGGTATGGTCTAGTAAAATCGCTTTTTTCATATCACCCTGCAATCTATTCAAATAGGTGTCCGTGACCATCGAATCACCTTCGTCATTTACGAAAAATATATCGAGATAAACATTCAGATAACATTCCTCGAAAGGGTTGGGCTGACCTTTTTCTTCCTCGTCGCCCGGGCTTATCACGACAGCGGGCAAGTCGGCAAGCCTATTGCCATGCATCGACCACCGCTGGACAGTGTCGGCAGTAAAATCGAAATTATACCCGTTGGCAACTGTTACACCCTCGAGGGTC